GATGCGGAGGGCCGCGCGATCACCGAGCCGGTCGCCGGGTTCCACGTCAATCTGTGGATGCCCGACGAAGCGGTGCTGCCGGAGGCGCTGGCGCCGGCCGTGGTGCATCCGGTGACGCCGAGCCGAGTTTTCGGCTGAGCAGTTTTCAGCGCCTATCATGAGGTTTGACATGTCCGGAAAGACCAACGCGCTCGCCTTCGGCGACAGCGCGAAGTTCATCACCGATTCCGTCGGCGTGCGCGGGACGGTCGTTCTCGCGATCTTCGAAGACGGCAAGATCGGAATCACCACCGACGGCGTGAACAGCGTCGACGCCCAGAACATGCTGGCCACCGGCATCTACATGAACATGGCGGAAGTCGTTCGCCGTGAAGAGGCTCGCAACTGATGAACAAGTTCCGCCGCTATCTGCTTTCGAACGTGCTTCGCTCGCCCGGTGAAGGTGGGGGCGATCCCGACCCCGAGCTGACGAAGGAATACGTCGCGAAGCTCCGCAAGGAGAGCGAGGGTCACCGCCTCAAGGCCGCGGAACAGCAGCAGCAGCGCGAGGCGCTCGCTGCCGAACTGTCGAAGACGAAGGCCGACCTCGAGGCCGCGCAGACCGCGCGTGTCAGCGCCGAGAAGGCCGCCATCGACGCCAAGTCGGTCGCGGATGCCCGCGTGATTTCGGTCGAGCTCCGCGCTGCCGCCGCCGCCGCCGGCCTGATCGATGCCGACGACCTCCGTCTCGTCGATGCTTCCGCTCTGAAGCTGAACGAGAAAGGCGAAGTCGAGGGAACGACCGCCATCGTCGACGCGCTGAAGGCCTCGAAGCCGCACCTCTTCGCCGCGCCGAAGACCCCCGAGCCCGCGCCGACGCGCACGAGCAACGCCGATCCGGCGCCGCCGCCCAAGAACCCCGCGCCGAAACTCGCCACCGAGATGACGGCGGAGGAATACGCGGCTGCCAAGGCCGCCTTCACCAAGAACTGATCTGGCCTGCTCATCGGGGCGCGACGCCCAGGACCCGGCCACCACACGACCCATCGGGGCATGACGCCCAGGGGACGCATCACCGCAACCTCAATCGCAGGACTTCGTCATGCCCATTCAGAACATGCCCACCGCTCTGCAGCCCGCCATACAGCAGGGCTTTCTCGACCGCGAGTTCCAGGACGGCCTCACCTCGGCGATCGGCTTCCGCGCCGTCGCCGACGCCGAGCCGGTCGCGATCAACGTCGGTGAAACCGTCACGAAGACCCGTCGCGGTCTGAAGGCGCCGGCCACCACGCCGATCACCGCGGCGTCGAACACCAACCTCGACAACGGCCTGAGCCCGTCCGCGTTCACGATCGAGCAGTACACGCTCGGCATCAACATGTACGGCGACACCATCGACCTGAACGTCGTCACCTCGCAGGTCGGCATCGCCAATCAGTTCCTCGTCAACGCCAAGACCAACGGCACCCAGGCGAAGCAGACCCTCGACCGCCTGGCGCGCAACGCCCTGTTCAACGGCTACATGGGCGGCAACACGCGCGTCCGCGTCACGCTCGGCGCCCCGGCCACCACCATCAGCGTCGATGACATCCGCGGCTTCCAGACCGTGCTGGTCAACGGCGTCTATGTTGCGGTCTCCGGCACCAACACCGCGCAGGTGCTGGTCGGCTCCAACACCTACACGCTGACCGGCGTGGCGGCCGACGGCTCCAACGTGTCCAGCGCCATCGGCTGCGGCGGCATCTCCGGCACCCTGACGTTCTCCGGTAATGTCACCGTGGCCGACGGCACCGCGCTGAACACGGTGACCCACCTGAACGGCGCGCCGATCATCCGCCCGAACGGCAAGTTCTACGGCGGCTCGGCGTTCTCCTCGCTCACCGCCACGTCGGCACTCGCCACCACCGATCTGCTCACCCTCGGCACGATCGAGGACGCCGTCGCGATGGTGCGCAACAACACCGGCATCGGCGACATGCTGAACCTCTACCTCGACAACGTGTCGATGCGTCAGCTCTTCGCCGATCAGGACTTCAAGCTGATGTATCAGGGTCAGTACGGATCGGCCGAGGCCCGCGAGGGCAAGGTCTTCCAGCTGATGGGCGTCAACTTCATCCCGACCACCGAATCCTTCGTCCAGGCCGCTGGCAACGGCGTCACCCCGAAGGTGCGGCGTCCCATCCTCTGCGCGCCGGGTGCGCTCGTCGAAGGCGACTTCGACGGCATGGAGAAGAAGGCCCACGAGACCAACGGCATGAATGCCGAGGTGAAGATCATCGGCGGCGTCGCGCAGATCACGCGCGGCCCGCTCGATCGCCTGCAGCAGATCATCGCGCAGTCCTGGTACTGGATCGGCGGGTTCGTCGCCCCGACCGATGCGACGGCCACGTCGACCATCATCCCGACCGCCGGCAACCAGTACTGGAAGCGGGCGTGCGTGATCGAGCACGCCGGCTGAGGTCCGACCACCGACAATAGCCCTCGACCACCCGGCCGAGGGCTCCTCCCACTTCAGAGGTTTCGATGGCCACCCCCGCTCCGACTTCGCCGCCCGCCGACCCGGCCACTCCCGCGCTTCCCGACAAGATCCGGCTCCGCGCCGAATATGCCTGGTTCAACGCGGCCGGGGACTTCGTCCATCGCGCCGCCGGCGATCTCGTCACCGATGCCGAAGAGATCGCCTATCTCGTCGCGCTGCCCGCCGCCTTCGCTGAGGAGTGAGGCCTCATGTTCACCGATGCCGAAAAGACCGACATCCGCCGCTTTTGCGGCTATCCCGCTTACGGACAGGCAGGGACGTCGGCCGAGGGCTATCGGTTCATGACCTCCTACGGCGCCCTCGAATACCGGCTCAACAACCTGTCGGCGGCCGAGGAATCGGTGGTGCGAACCACCTACCTCGCCAATCTGCCGACGCTCGAGACGGACATCTTCGGCGCGCGCGCCAACCTCGACACCGCTGCCGCCTCGGTTTGGACCCACAACCCGCGCGAACAGGCTGACCGTGAAGCGCTGTTCGCGTCGTGGCGGCTGAAGCTCTGCGGGTTCCTCGGCGTTCCGGCTGGCCCCGAGCTCCAGGGCACCGGCACCATGCGGATGGTCGTCTGATGGACGGCGTTCTGCTTCAAACCAAGGTCTACGCGGGGTTTGCCAAAGCGGCGAAGCGGATCGGCACGCCATTCGACATCTACCGCCCGACGACGGCGTTCAACCCGCTGGCGCCTGCCAACATGATCGGCACGACGCCGGCAGCGTTCACGCCGCACGGCCCGAGCAATTTCGACTTCACCAAGCCGAGTGACTGGCAGAAGCCGAGCTTTCATGCGCTTCTCGACCCGACACAGGTGATTCCGGGCGACTATCTCGTTTCAGAGACGCCGCCGTTCGGGCCTTTCTTCATCTGCTCGAAAGATCCCGCCGTCCCGGTGCTCGCGGTCCAGTGCAATCGGACCATTTCGGCGTTCACGCCGGGCCCCGCCCCTCGCCCGCTCGGTGCCTCGAGCTATGGCGGGTCGACGCTCTCCAACGAGACTGCGCTTCTAACCGCATGGCCGTGTTCGATCCTGTTGGGCTCGCGAGGCATCAGGAACAACGAACTGCCCGGCGATGCTGGCTATGGGTCCTGGCGCATTCTGTTGCCGCCGTCGGCCGTCGTCTCGCTGCGGCCCGGCACCATCGTTACCGATGACCTCGACAACCGGTTCGTTATCCAGTCCGCCGAACTGCAGGATCTCGGTTGGCGCATCGACGCGCAGCAAGCGGTGACGTGATGGCTGACCTCGCCGACGTCTCGACGTCTCTCGTCAATCTGATCGCCGCGGCGCTCTATCCGTCCGGCACCGGCAGCGCTTCGGCGATCGGCGCCGACTGCTACATCTTCCCCGGCTGGCCAAATTCGACCGAGCTGGACAAGCACCTTCGCGCCGGCGCGGTCGAGATCACCGTCTACCCGCAGCCCAATATGGAGCGCGTCACCACGCGATACCCTCGCGAATGGCGCGAGCTCTCTCGGGTCACGCCGACGGTCACGGCGGCCGTTTCCGGGGCGACCGTCACGATTGGCGGCGCCGTCACCACCGGCCACTACGTGACGCTCCTGGTGGCAGGTCAACCCTACTCCTACGCGGCCCAGGCCGGCGACACACTCACCTCGATCGCTGCGGCGCTCGCCGCCCTGATCAACGTCAACGTCGCCGCCACGGCGGCCGGCGCCGTCATCACCATGCCGGCCTTGATGTCGGGGCGCATCGTCGCGCGCACCGGCGCACCGGCCACGCTCATCCGTGAGCTGCGGCGCCAGCAGCGCGGCTATCAGGTCATTATCTGGGCGCCATCGCCGGCCCTGCGCAGCGCGGCGGCCAAAGTGATCGACGGAGCTCTGACGGGCACCGACTTTGTTCCGCTCGCCGACGGTACGACCGGATGGCTCGTCTATCGCTCCTCGGATGAGAGCGACAAGGGGGTGAAGGCCCTCGAGTACCGCCGCGATATTTTCTGGTGGGTGGAGTACCCGACCACAGAAACCATGACCTCCAACCCGGTCACCGCCTTCGTGCCGGCCCTCGACGTCACCACGTCGCCGGCGCCCTGAAAGAGGATTGTCCCATGGCCGCCGCCAACATCGAACTCGTCGTGATCCACCCCTTCGGCCCCTACCAGATCGGCGACGTGATCACCGAAGCCGCCGAGATCGACGCCGCTCTCACCGAGTACCGGACGCACGTCTCGCCGCGTGCCGCGCTGGCGCCCAACGAAGGCCGCGCCGCTCCGGGTGCCGACGCCTGATCCCGCCAACCTTCAATCGTTCAAGAACTTCGGCCCGCCTCGAGCGGGCCTTTTCATGAGGCCCGCCAATGCCGATCGCACAGCTCGGAACCATCAACATCTCGGCGCTCAACGTGCCGCAGGCCCTCGTCCAGATCGTGCCGCCCCAGTTCCTGTTCGGCGGCGCTTCCACGAACATGGGTGGCATCATCGGCACCGCGTGTTGGGGGCCGGTCGGCACCGCCCAGAACTTCGGCGGCTATTCCGACGGTGCCCAGATCTTCGGCCCGACCATCAACCGCTACGGCGACCTGATGGCGTCGACCATCATTGCCCAGAAGCAGGGCGCGGCCAATCTGTGGGGCGTGCGCGTCACCGATGGCACCGACGTCGCGGCCACCGCCACGATCCAGACCAGCTGCCTCACCGTCACCGGCCGCTACACCGGCACCCTCGGCAACACGGTCAAGGTCACGATCGGCGCAGGAACGAAGGTCGGAACGTTCAAGGTGATCGTCTCCTGCCCCTCCCTGCCGACGGAGGTGTTCGACAACATCGGGTCCGGGCTCACCGGCAATGCGCTCTGGGTGGCGATCGCTGCGGCGATCAACTCCGGCACCTCGGGCGTTCGGCCCGGGTCGAACATCATCGTGGCCTCGGCCGGCGCCGGCACCACGGCCCCGACGTCCGCTTCCTACACGCTTTCCGGTGGCACGGATGGCGCGTCGAGCGTCACGTCCGCGAACCTCATTGGCGTCGACACCCTGCCTCGCACCGGCATGTACGCGCTGCGCGGCACCAACGTCGCCCGGTTCATCCTCGCCGACTGCTACGACACCTCCGTCTTCTCGACGATGGTCGCATTCGGTCTCGACATCGGCGCCGAGGCCATCATGGCGACGCAGCCGTCGGACACCATCTCGAACTTCGAGACGACGGTTTCGACCCTGGGCGTCGATGCCTATGCCGGCAAGCTGATCTTCGGCGACTGGATCGTCTGGTACGACACCGTCAACGGCGTGGCGCAGAGGATCACCAGCCCCGCCGCCGCGGCGCTCGGCAAGCGCTGCGCGCTCTCCCCGCAGAAGTCGACCCTCAACAAGCCGATCGCCGGCATCGTCGGGACGCAGGCGTCCGCCCTGGGAAAAACCTACGGCTACAACGACTTCCAGCGGCTCGCGGCGGCTCGCGGCGATCTGATCTGCATCGACAAGACGCTGACGAACAATTTCGTGTTTCGCCTCGGCGTCAACACCTCGTCGAACGACGTCACGAAGGACGATTCCTACACCGACGTCACCAACTTCCTGGCGAAGTCGATCCTCGTGATCGCCAACTACTACGTCGGCGAGAACATCGACCCCGACGAGATGCGTCGCGCGAAGGTGTCGCTCCAGGAGTTCCTCGCCCTCGCCCAGACGAACGGCATCATCGGCACGATCGACGGATCGCAGGCGTGGCAGGTCGTACTCGACACGACGAACAACACGCAGTCGACCGCCGCCCTCGGCTTCCAGTTCGCCTACGTCAAGGCGATCTACAAGGGCGTGGTTCGCTACTTCATCGTCAACCTCGAGGGCGGCGCGAGCGTCACCATTTCCGAGACCGCGCCGCGGTAACCGTCTCCCCACCCCATCCCACGATGGCCCGGTGAGGGCCGATCGCCTCGGAGGAACCCATGGCCAGTTTCAACCTGGGCCACGACATCAAGCTCGATGTCGTGGACTCGCAGACCAATCGAGTGATCGCTTCATTCGGCGACTTCACCCACTTCTCGTCGGAGCCGATCACCAAATCGATCACCCACGAGCCGGTGTCCGGTGAGCCGGAGTTCGACGAGGTCGAGCACGGATGGAAGGGGACGCTCGAATACGATCGCACGTCGAACGAGATCGATGCGTTCTTCGCCAATAAGGAGGAGGCCTACTTCTCCAACGGCGCCCGCTACCCCGTCACCATCACCGAAACCGTCTACGAAAAGGACGGCAACGTCTCGCAGTACCGCTACACGAAGGTCGCTCTCAAGCTCGACAGCGCCGGATCGTGGAAGGCTGCGGACAAGGTCGCGCAGAAGGTGTCGTTCATGGCCTCGCGCCGCAAGAAGGTCGTCTGATCATGGCTGCTCGCATCTCCAACGTTCGCTCGTCGCCGCCCGGCAAGGGCTCCGGCAGCGTCGCCGACCAGATCAAGGCCGACGCCAACCGCATCGAGTACGAGGTCGATGCCCTTGGGCGGAAGATCGGCGTGCGACGCCTCGACTTTCTGTCGAAGCACCGCGTCGTCTGCCTGATGGGCGAGGATTCCGCGAACATCGCGGCGATGGGGCATGCCGTCGTGGCTGCGTCCGTTGTCGAAATCGATGGGGATGCGGTCTCCATGCCGCGCACGCGCCGCGAAATCGAGGCCGTCATGTCTCGGCTCGACGATGAAGGCATGACGGCCGCATTCACCGCCACCAGCCGCTTCGCTCTCGGCGGGGGCTCGGTCGAGAGCATGGAGGAATCCGCAAAAAACTGAGCGAGACCCCGGAGTTCGTCGAGGCAGTTGTCCTCGTCAAACACGGGGTCTCTGAAGATCTGGCATTCGCCATGCCGCCGGATGTTCGCTTCGCATGGGTCGTGGTCCTCGCGCGGATCGACGGAAACGAGTGGGATTGGAACGCGCGGTGTTGGCGCCGACGGTCCCCATGAGGATGTGCCTATGGCAATGGAGCTCGGAGCCTTTGCCGCCCATCTTGCCGCCTTGACGGTCGAAATCGAAGCCGCCAAGGCGGAAGTGATGGAAAGCGCCTGCAAGGTCGTCGAGACCGAGGCGAAGCGCGTCATCGGCACCTACGATTACGGGTGGCCCCAACTGGCCGATAGCACCCAGGCCGACCGAGAGCGACAAGGCTTTTCCCCGAATGACCCGCTGCTGCGCACCGGCGAAATGCGCGATTCAATCGAGCACACCGTTGTCGCCGGGGACGGCTTCATCGGATCGAACGACCCGAAAGCCAAGTGGCAGGAGCTCGGGACTGACCGGATTCCCGCGAGATCCTTCCTTGCGGGGGCTGCTGCGCAAAAAGGCGACGAGGTCGCCGACATGGTCGGTCGCGCCGTTCATGCCGTCCTGATCGGCGGCAAGGCGGCTGACGTCATCCGGTGACGCGGGCGAGAGCCCGAAAGCCCCATCCGAGCAGGATCAACGCCAGCCCGTTGGCGATAGCCGCCACGGGCCATTCCACGCCGAGTTTCGCAATCTCGACCCATCCCAAGAAGAGAACGACGAGGGGGATCGCGATCACGGCGACCGTGGCGTGATGACCCGGCGCACTCGGTGGCCGCACGGGAGCCGGAATGGCGGCATTGGGGTCGACCTGGCGCAACGTCTGCCCGGCGGCGTGCGCAGCCGCGGCGATGGCTCCCACCGCTGCCTCAGGCGCGACGTCGAACCACTCGCCCTGACACCGGTGGCGATCGAGCATGGCGTGGGCATTCTGCTCGACATCGATCGGGGCGCCGCTCGTTTCCGCGACATAGGCAAACTCGATCGGGAACGGTGACGATGTCCGCAGCGTCGCAAGCCGGGCCTGCGGGTTCGTTGTAATGCCGATCTTCGCGAGGCGATGATCGCCGCTCACGACGTAGATGAAGCCGGCTCCAGAACCCGATGAGATGGTGCGACGGGTCAACGGCGCCTCGACTACGGGGCGCACGCCGAAAATCTTCGGCAGCATGAAAAACAGGCGCATCGGCAGAGCCTCGGGAGCGAAGAATGTCCGGAGTTTACGACGTTTTTGTCAAGCTCTCCATGGTGAATGCGGTCTCTCCTGTTCTCGCCGTCATTTCAAAGGAGCTGCTCGGCCTGGAAGGGTCCGTAAAGCGCCTTTCCGGCGAACTCAGCGGTATGAACCGCGCGCTTCTTGCCGTGGGCGGCGGTCTGTCAGTGATGGCTGGCAGCGCCGTTCTCGGGGGGATGTCGAAGCTCATCGACAAGGGCAACGAACTCGTCAAACTTCAGCGCGACATGGCGCAGGCCGGAGTGAAGCAGACCGAGGTCCAGGACGCCTACAACAAGGCGCTCGAGCTGACGGCGAAATACCAGAACCTCAGCGCGGCCGAAGCGCTGAAGATGATCAACGATGCGCGCGGCGTGTTCGGGGATCAGGAAAAGGCCGTCCACGAGTCGGATTCGATGGCCGGCGCCGCGTCGTTCTTGAAGGCCTACGAGGGCGGCAAGCACGGCGGCTCGGAACAGGCGCTCTTCGCCGAGATCAACGCTGCGATCAAGTCCGGTGAAATCGCCGGCAAGATCACGCCGGAGGAAATGCGGTCGCACATCGCCGAGCTCATCGCCATGAAGGTGGCATTCGGAGATCAGGTGAAAATCGGGCAGTACCTGACGGCACAACGCGCCGGCGGCGTGGCGCTCCGCAACACCTCGGATGAATTCCGCTACGGCATGTTCCCCGCCCTTGTGCAGGAAAACGGCCCGGGCGCCGGCGTCATGCTGATGACCGCCTTCAACAAGATCGTGGCGGGCGTCGGAAATCGCACCCAATCCCTTCAGGAAATGGCGCGGCTCGGCCTTCTGAATGAGGATCAGGTCAAATACGACAAGAATGGCCGCGCGATCGGGTTGAAGGACGCCGACGGCATCAAGAACAGCCGCGAAGCCGCCATGAACTTCGGTTCGTGGGTGATGACGACGCTGAAGCCTCTGCTCGACAAGGAAAGCGGCGGTGACAAGATCCGCGAAGCGCAGCTCATTTCGAAGATGTTCCCCGACCGCAACGCGGCGAAGGCAATCACCGAGATTTTGCAGCAGTTCGCAAAGCTCCAGAAGGACGCAGAGCTCATCCATCGCGTGAGCCGCGACTACAAGGGCTATGGTGAGGGATCGCTCGACTATCAGAAGCAGGCCCTCGCGACGCAAGTCGACAACTTTTTCTCCATTCTCGGCGGCCCGATGGTGAAGCCGGCGACGGAAGCCCTGGCGGGCATCAACTCCGTGCTTTCTGGCATTGCTCAGTGGGCGGGGAAGGCCGATCCGGCGACGCTGCGAATGATCGGCGAAGGGATCGCCATTCTCGGCGCGGCCATGGTGGGCGCGGGCATAGCGGCGCTGATCGCTGCCATCGGCACCGGTGGCTGGCTCGTCGCTGGCCTGATCGCCATCGGCGGCGCGATCTACGAGTTCAAAGAGCCCCTCATGGCCTTGATCCCCACGGCTTCCCAGGCGGTGCACGCGATCCAGGATCTCATGAGCGCTATCGGCGGAATTCCGGCGGCCGTCGCCAATGCCGTGAAGGGAATGCTCGGGATCGGCCCGGCGCGGGACATTCCGAAGACCAACGCGTTCGGCGTCCCCATCAACGACGATGGTACACCGAAGCAGAAGTTCAATCCGGATGGCACGCCGCAGGTGCACGGTTCCCTCGGGGCGCCCTATCTCCCGCCTGGCCGGGGAGCGTCTCACCAGGTCGCCGACGTCTACCTCGACGGGCAGAAGGTCGGCCACGTCATTGAACGCGGCATCGCCATGAACAATCGCACCGTCAACAGCGCGTCGGGCTTTGACGGCCGTGACGCCTGGCAGCATCCCGAGGTGGCTTTCGGATGAGCAGCGTTGTTCTCGGCGGGATCGCCTTCGAAGCGTGGGAGGTGCCGAACAAGCTTCCGTTCGGGATCAAGCAGCATCACGTCGTCCATCGTTTGATGGGCGGACAACGCGTCGTGGATGCGATGGGTCCCGACCCTGATCCGATCTCTTGGACCGGGCGGCTCCGGGGGCCGAACGCCATGGCCCGCGCCATGATGTTCAGGTCTCTGGCCGCCGAGGGTAGCGAGCTCGAGCTGTTCTGGAATGGTCTCGCGTTCCTGGTCCTGATCACCGATTTCAAGCCGGTCGCCGAGCGCGAATTCGAGATCCCCTACACCATGACGGTGGAGGTGGTCGAAGACCTCGATGCACCGATCGGCGGCCTCATCTCTTCCCTCGACAGCGTAATAGGGGCCGACCTCCAGCAGGCCGCATCGATTGTCTCAGGCATTGATCTGGCCACCGTCTCCGATGCCATCGGCGCCGTCTCGAGTGTCGTGGCTTCGGTGGGTGTGCTGCAGAACGCTACGGCGGCCGCTCTCGCCCAAATCGAGACGGCGGCGATCGTCGCCTCGGACGCGATCTCGATGGCGGTCGGAGGTGTCGAAAGCGCGATGGTGGTGGCATCCCCGATCGGGGTCGACCCTGGCATCATTGCCGATTGGCTCACCACCTCGACGGTGCAGGCCGGCGACCTCGCCACGCTTTCGATGGCTGGCGCCTATGTCGGCCGTATCGGGATCAACATCGCCCTAGGGGTTTCGTGATGGCCGCGACGCAGATCCTCGTGCCGGTGGTCGCCCGAACGATCGTTGTGCCATCGGGCAACTGCTACGACCTCGCGGCGCGATACCTCGGCGACTGGACGCAGGTCGATCGGATCATGGCGCTCAATCCACAGCTCGGCGGCGATCCGTGGTTTGTCGGGCTGACGACGATCAACCTCCCTCCGGTAAAGGCCAATGCCGGAACCGGCGGCATCATCGGGCAGTGACATGACCGTCCGCCAGCCACGCGCCTACATGGTCTCAGCGATTGGGACCATCCCTCTCGAGAGCGCGAAGGTTCACCAGTCCAAGACCAAGAAGGGCGACACCTTCACCGCCTTGACGGCGCTCTACGCGACCGATCCTGTCTTCTGGTCCGAGGTGGCCGGAAACGATGCCGCCGTGCAGATTGTCGTGGATGATGTCACGCTCTTCGACGGCTTCGTCGACCACGTCGACGTGAATTGGGACACCACCGGCATCGCCTTCTCCGGCCGCGACAAGGTCGGCAAACTGATCGACGCGACGACGTCCGAAAAATTTCTCAACCAGAAGCCGCACGAGATCGTCCAGAGGCTCGCCTCGCAGCACGGCATCGAGGCTGTGGTCGACGAGGTCACCGACAAGGCCGGCCGCACCTACCGGGACACCTTCGACGCAGTCGCACACCGAGGCTCGAAGTGGAGCCTTATCAACGCCTTGGCCGATCAGTATGGCATGAACGCCTATGCCACCGGCGGGAAGGTCTATTTCAAGGATCTCGACGAGGAATTGGACGTCTACCCGGTCCTCTATGTTCCCCCGACGCCGGAATCCTATGCGGACGGCAACTGGATGAGCCTCAAGACGGCGAGGAACGTGATCCTCGGCCGCCCCGTCACGACCAACGTGCGGTCACATGACCACCGGAGGAAGGAGACGGTTCACGGCAAGCAGGAGAAGGACGGGAAGGGCGACAGCCTCGTCTACAACTACACCCTGCCGGGCCTCAAGAAGGACCAGGCCGATCGGATCGCCAAGAAGAAGCACCGAGAAAACACCCGCCACGAGTTCGATCTGCACCTGGAGATGCCGGGCGACGTGATGGCCAGCGTCCGCATGAAGCTCGGTCTCTCGGGGACGGGGACGAATTGGGATCGGGCCTATGAGATCGACGGCCTCGACCACGATATCGGGTTCTCTGGCGGCTACCGAATGACGTTCACGGCGAAGATCGGGAAGAAAGTCGGGAAGGGCTGACGATGTCGTTCATGAATCTCGCCAACCGAGAGAGCGGGCGCCAGCACGCGGGCCGGGTCATGACCGGTGAGGTCGATTCATGGGATCCGTCGACCCACTCCGCCAAGGTCCGCATCCCGACAGAAGTTGACGGTGACGGGAACCCGCGCATTTCCGGGTGGTCGCCCAAACTCGAACCGTCCGGCGGTGCGAACGGCTCCGACGCAACGGGCCTCTCGCCTGGAGATCTGGTGGTGGTCGCCTATCTCGAGAACGATCCGGAGGTGCCCGTCGTCCTCGGTGCGCTCCACAACGACAAGGACCGCCCGCCGGGTGTTCAGAGCGGCGAGCGCCGCATCGCGGCATTCGGTGCGGTCATCTCCATCGACAAGGACGGTCGCCTCACGATGAGCGGCGCCGGCGGCTCGAGCACGGTTCACAACCCAGATGGGTCGATCGTCCACACAGATGCGGCCGGTGGCGTCATCAGGCAGGCCGGCGGCAAAGTCTATCTCGTGTCCGCCACCGCGACGGACCCCGTGATGCTTCAGAGCGGGCCGTCGTCGAAAATTTTCGGGGTGCTGTGATGCCTGACGTCGACCACTGGTGGGGCAACCCTCTATCGCTGACCGCATCGGGCGACTTGGCGATCGTCGACGGCACGACCCTCGGGGAACAGCGCATCGTGCGCCGCCTGATGACGGCCGCGGATCGCCGCGACAGCGAAGGCGTCCCGCAGCAGGGCGAGTATAACGCTCACCCCTCCTATGGCGGATCGCTGCCCCAACGGATCGGTGACAACATCGACGAGCCTCTTCTGGCGTCCGTCGTCCGCGGTCAGATCGTCAAAGAGCCGGTTGTCGCGCGCCTCCCGCCGCCCGTGATCGAACTGACGTCCGGTCTCGACACTGTCGCGATCTCGATCGCCTACCAAGATGCGGCATCCGGACAACAGAAGTTCCTCTCCTTCGATGCGAGCAAGTGACGCATGGCGACGCTGAACCTCAAGACCATCACCACGATGGTGCAGGACATCGCTGCGGCCGTTCAGGCCAAGGCGAAAGCCGTGGTCGACTTCTCGCCCGGCTCCGTGTTTCTCGCCCTCGCCGAGGCTGCGGCCACCGTCGGTGCATGGCTGCAAGGGATGGTCCTGCAGGTTCTCGCCGCCTCCCGCCTGTCGACCTCGTTGGGAAGTGACGTTGACACCTTCATCGCCGACTTCAATTTCGCCCGCATCCTGTCGTCTGCGGCGGCAGGAAACGTTACGTTCGGACGGTTCTCGCCGATCCTGTCGGCGATCGTCCCCGTTGGTGCGCAGGTTCAGACCAGCGACGGAACCCAGACATTCGCCGTCATTGCCGACACCACGAATGCCGCCTACTCGGCGTCTCTCGGGACGACGGGGGGCTACTTCATGGCCGCTGGCGTGTCGTCGGTCTCCGTTCCCGTCGCCGCCGTCACGGGTGGCGTTGCCGGCAACGTGCAGGCTGGTCTCGTGACCGTCATGCTCACATCGATCTCGGGCGTCGACACCGTCACCAACTCGGCGGCGTTTACCGGCGGTGCGGACAGCGAAAAGGATGCGCGGGTCAAGAGCCGCTTTGCACTCTACTGGCTCGGACTGTCGCGAGCGAACGCCCCCGGCATCGAGGCCGCCATCGCCGCAACCAATCTGAATGTCCAGTACACGATCACCGAGAACGAGGCCTATGACGGAACCTATGCCCCCGGCTCGTTCTTCGTCGTGGTCGACGACGGGACGGGTTCCCCTTCGCAGTCTCTCCTCACTGCGGTCACGAATGCCGTCTGGGCCGTGCGCGGCCTCTCGATCATGCCGAGCGTCCACGCGACGGTGATGAACAACATCATCGCCTCGATGACGCTCGTGGTGGCCTCTGGCTATGTGCGCAACGATGTGATCGCCGCAGTCGCCGCTCAGATCGAGGCGAAGATTGCGGCCATCGGCCTCGGTGGTGGCGTCGGCTTCTACGACCTGTCGACCTGGGCAAAATCCGTCCCTGGATGCACGGACGTGACGGACGTCCTCCTCAATGGGGCGAGTGGCGACACGGCCTCGATCGTCGCCAATCCTCGTAAGACCCCGCATCTCGTTTCCCTGATGGTGAACTGATGGCGACCGGCGACATCGACGACCTCATCGCTCGGCAACGGACCCAGATTCCGCCGTCGTGGTTTCCCGAGGACGATGCAGTCCTCGCCGGCGTGCTTGCGGTCTTCGGTTCGGTCTACGCCTTCGTCTACGGTCTGATCGTCTGGGCGAAGGCGCAGCTCCGCCTCTCGACGATGTCGGGCGTGTTCCTCGACCTGTTTGCATTCGACTTCTTCGGGCGCCGCATCCGCCGGCGATCCGGCGAACTCGATGACGCGTGGCAGGCGCGGATCTCGCGGGAACTCCTTCGCGAGCGATGCACCCGCGCCGGTATGGCATCGGTTCTCACCGACCTGACCGGCACGGCGCCGACCATCGTCGAGCCGTGGAACACTGGTGACATGGGGGCTTTCGACGACGGGTCGCTCGCCTTCGACACGGTTGGAGGAACCGGCGATACCGATCTGCCCTATCAGGCGTTCATCACGGTCAAGAGCCCTGGGCTCACCGGTGTTCCCGGCATCTCCGGCTTCGACGATGGGGCCGGCGCCTTCGACGGGGGCGATCTGGCGTTCGTCGACCCCTCGATGATCAGCGGTGCAGTCACCGATCAGGACATCTACGACGCGATCAACCTCACGAAGCCGGCGGGAATGATCGCCTGGGTTCGCCTTACCTGACCCGAAACAGCCTCCACCCTTCCACCAGCCGCCTCCGGGCGGCTTTTTCATGGAATCGACCATGGACCGGATGATGACCTATCCCGGCGAGCTCTGGCGCTCGGCGGACTTCCTGAATTCCGAGAAGAACGCGCTCTATGCGGTGGGCTCGCTCATCCAGGCCATCCTCGGTACGACGACGTGCGTCGACGGCCTCCAGATCGCGGCGACCTCTCCGGCGAGCATGCAGGTGACGATCGGCGCCGGCGTGATCTTCGCGCAGGAGACGGTAGACGCGACGGCCTATGCCGGCCTCGGAACCGATGCCAACTCGATCATGAAGCAGGGGCTCATCAAGAGCCCGGCCACGCTCACGATCACCGCGCCGGCGACTTCGGGCTACTCGCAGGTCTACCTCGTTCAGGCCGCCTATGTCGATCAGGATGCCGGATCGGCCGTGCTGCCATACCGCAACTCGGCGAACCCCAATCAGCCCTATTCCGGGCCGAACAACTCGGGCACGTCGCAGTACACGCAGCGCAATGGCGTCTGCAACATCGGCCTCAAGGCTGGCGTTGCGGCGCCGACCGGGTCTCAGGTCGCCCCGTCTGCGGACGCCGGCTATGTGCCCCTCTGGCGCATCACAGTCGCCAACGGCGCCACCACCATCACCTCGGCAAATTGGGTCGTCGACCCTGCAGCCCCGTTCATCAACCCGAAGCTCTACGGCATCGCTTCCAACTGGACGACGATTCACCATCAGGTGCAGGTTTATTCGAGCCCGGGTACCGCGACGTTCACGGCGCCGGTCGCCGGGTCGTATTGGGTCGAGGTCTATGGCGGCGGCGGCGGCGGCGCTGTCTACCAGCCCTCTGGAACGTCCAACGGCGAGGGCGGTGGCGGTGGCGGCTATGCGGGGGGGTGGGTCACCCTGGCCGCGGGACAGGCCGTGACCGTGACCATTGGTGCCGCTGGCGCGAATTCATCCGGTGGCAATGGGACGGCGGGCGGGACGTCGTCGTTCGGCGCGTTCATGTCGGCGACTGGCGGAGCCGGAGCAACCTTGGCTGGCTACCCTGGGCAGGGTGGCACCGGCAGCGGCGGACAGATCAACCTCACCGGTGGCGTCGGCATCGATGGTTTCGTCGCGGGATGGCAGGCGAGTGGCGGCGACGCCGCTGGTCCACATGGCGGCAAGGGCGCATCGGCCGGGAGCATTTCGGGGGATTCCGCGACGTGGCCCGGTGGTGGTGGCGGCATTGCGCTCGGGTTCACGGCCGGCGCTCCGGCGGCCGGTGGCGTCATCGTCAAATGGTGAGATGATCAATGACCAAATATGCACGTTGTAATTCCGATGGAACGGTCGTCGAAATCATCGAAACCGATCAGTCTCCGGCGGATCTCTACCATCCGGAGATCGCTGCCACGATTCGGCCGGCCGATGCCGATGTCACCTATGGGTGGTCGTGGTCCGCCGAAGCGTGGTGCGCCCCTGCCGTCGATCTGGATGCAATTCGTCTCCGAGCCATCGCCGGTCTGCGGTCTGCATGCGGAGCGGCGATCACGGGAGGGTTCATGTCATCGGCCCTCGGTGGTTCGCATCGCTATCCTTCGACGACGGTGGATCAGATCAACCTGATGGGCTCCGTCACTGCCTCGCTGCTGCCCGGCCTTGATCCCACCTGGACAACTCCGTTCTGGTGTGCCGATGCCTCCGGCGCCTGGGCCTACCGCGACCACACGGCCGATCAGATCCAGGCCGTCGGGCGCGATGGCAAAGCGTGGGTGGTCACCTGCCAGCGCCGGCTTGAGGATTTGACGACGTCCGTCTCATCCACCGCCACCGAAAGCGAAATATCTGCGATCGTCTGGCCAGAGGCTTGATCCATCGTCCGCTTTATCACTCTTTCCGGCGCGCTCGTGCTTGCCGGTTGCGCTGTCGTGCCCGCGCCTGCGGACTCGATCGCGCTTCGCACCGAGACGTGCACCGCCTCGGTTTTTGATGAGGGCGTGCGTCTCGCCGATGGGTCGCGCTGGTCGCCCGCCAGATCGGTGCGCGAAACCCTCGTCGCCCACAAGACGGCACCTCTCGGCTCGATCGTCCGCATTACGCGGCTCGACACGGGTGCATCGATCCTCGCCCCGGTCAGAGACCGAGGCCCCTTCATTCGAGGGCGATGCGTCGATCTTTCTGTCGCTGCCGCTCGTTTCCTCGGGATCGACGGCGTCGCCAGGGTGAGGGTCGATCAAATGCCGGTCAAATAGGCAACCAACTGTGATTAAACGCAGAACCGACAGTTCGGGAGCTCCCGATTGCCTGTCGATCAAGAAAGGTCCGTGCCATGACTGCCAAGTCCGAATGCATCGCCACCATCCAGGCGCAGCTCGCCGCGTCGGCGCCGGCGCGCGCCGCCGAAGATGCGGCCCTTCAGGCCTCCCATGCGCAGGAGCTCGCCGACCTTCAGGCGAAGCAGGGCGCCGACGTGCAGGCGCTGTCCGAAAAGCGCGCGGCCGAGGACAAGGCCCTGCAGGACGTCATCGCCCTGATCTCCGGCTTCGTGCCCGAGGGCGCCGAACTCCCCCCGGCGCCGGCGGCGGCCTGATCGCGCCCGACCCGACCGACCAGAGCGAGCCGCCTCCGGGCGGCTCCGTCACATCCGGAGACGAGACGATGCCCCTGGAGCTTTCCGCCGCCACGCTGCGCCGCATGTGGCCGGGCGCGCGGCAGTCGATCATCGACGGGACCGTGGCCGCGTGGCCGGCCGTCCGTGACCACTATGCGATCAACACTCCGCGCCGCGCCGCCCACTTCTGGGCGCAGATCTCGTGGGAATGCGGCTGCGGCTCCGAGCTGCGCGAGAGCGGCCACTATTCGGCCGACGCGATCGTCGCCACCTTCGGCGTCGGTCACCATTCGGCCAAGGTCACCCGGCCCGAGGCCGAGCGGCTGGCCGCGCTCGCCCGGAAGGACGGGGGGCGGGCACTGTTCAATCGGGTCTACGGCGTCGGCAACCCGAAGAAGGCCGCCGAGCTCGGCAACACCGAGCCGGACGATGGCTGGAATTTCCGGGGATTCGGCGCCCTGAATTCGACCGGTCGCGCCGCCGCCGTCAAGATCGGTGCGGCGATCGGGCAGGATCTCGCCGGCAATCCGGATCTCTGCAACGATCCCGGTATCGCCCTGTGGGCGGGCGCCGAGGAGTACGTCTCGCTCGGGTGCCTGGCGCTCGCCGATGCCGACGACCTCGAGCGCGAGACGCGGAGGATCAACGGCGGCACCAACGGCCTCAGCGGTCGCGCGGCGGCGCTCGGTCAGTGGCGCAAGGTCTTCGTCGAGACGGGCACCGATGGCGCCTCGCCGATTCCCGCGGGGGCTCCCGCGCTGACGCCCTTCGAAATCCGCGCGATCCAGACCGAACTGATCGGCCTCGGCTATGCGCAGGTCGGCCGGGCCGATGGCGCCTGGGGCGTGCGCACCACGTCGGCCGTCGCCGCCCTCCAGGCCGCCGCCGGCCTCCCCGTCACCGGGGCCTATGACGACGCCACCCGCGACGCCCTGGCGCGTGGCGTCAAGGCGCCGGTATCCGACACCCGCGCCACCGCCACCAAGGCCGACATCGCCGCCAATCCGGTGGCCGCCCAGGCCAAGGCGGACAAGTCGACGGCCGTCGCCACCGGCGCCGTCGGCCTCTTCGGCATCGCCAAGAGCATCGCCGGAGACGGCGACATCGTCGACCAGGCGCAGCACGTCTCGGACAAGGCGTCCCAGGCGTGGGGCCTCGCCGGGCCCGTCGTCGATTGGGCGATGGCGCACCCCGGCGCTCTCGGCGCCGCGGCCGTCGTCGCCCTTGCCGGCTGGTGGTGGGCGCGCGCCCACGGGGTCGAGGGGCAGATCCTCGAGCTATTCCGGCAGGGCAAGGCGGAGGGGTGAGCGATGGGCGCGCTTTCTTCGAAGCTGCGGTCGGGCAAGGACGGACGGATCTCTTTCCGTTGCCCAGGCTGCGGGTGGGTCCATTCGTTGCCCGTTGGCGATGGTCCTCATCCCCGTTGGAGCTACAACGGTGATGCGGAGAAGCCGACATTCCGCCCCTCCATTCTTGCTACGCACTGGGAACCGAGCGACCTTCCGGAGGAATTCGACGACACGTCGAAGGACGTCAAGCACGTCTGCCATTCCTTCGTCACCGACGGCCGCATCCAGTTCCTCGGCGACTGTACCCACGCGCTCGCAGGGCAGACCGTCGACCTGCCGGATTGGGAGAAGTGACGTCATGGGCGCGCTGCTCTCCCTCGCCCTCTCGGCCCTCGGCGGCTGGCCTCTGGCGCTGATCCGGGGCCTCTGGTCGGCGCTGCTCGATGCGGCGCGGACCCCGCTCGGCGCGGCGGCGATCGCCGGGTGCGTCGCATGGATGATCGGCCACCATGCCGGATGGTCCGAGAGCGAGGCCGTCCATGCCCGCGCCGCCGCCGAGGCGCGGCTCGCCGCCGAGATCAGGACCAAGGCCGACCGCGAGACGGCGCGCGCCGACGGTGAGCGTCTCGCCGCCAGCGCCGCCGAGCGCGAGGTTCGGCTACAGGAGATCGTCCATGATCCGCTTCCGCGTCCTCGCCCTGGCGGCGACTGCACTCTCGACACTCGCCGGCTGCGGTAATCCGTCGGCGCTCGAGGGCCGGCTCGATCGTCCCGTCATCGCCGCGCCCGAGGCCCTGCGCCCCTGCGCTGCCCCCGTCGCCCTGCCGCCGCGCCTCACCCTCGACGAGGTCGAGCACTGGTGGCGCGTCGATCGCAATGCGCTGGCCGACTGCGGCGAGCGTCACGCGGTGCTGGTCGGGGCGATCAGCCGCCGGCAGTGATCACCCGTCCATGCGCGGTTTCGCCGGCGGCACGTCCAAAGTCGGTGGCGACAAGCCGCCGATGGTGATGGCGACGTCTCGGCCCCTGCATCTGGTGCAGACGAGCCCCGGAGGCACGCGGCCGAGGTAGGACCAATCGTCGCCGAGGCGCGCCGCCAGCGCCTCGAGGTTGAGCCGTCGGGAGCGACCGCAGCCGTTGCAGTGCGCCGTCATCGTCATTCGGTGGCGCAGCAGCGCCCCGAGCGTCCCGCCCTTGTCCATCGCATCAACCTCCCCGCCGAGCGGCCACGGCCGGGAGGAGCATATAGGCCGCCTGATCCCGAAATCGACTGACGAAAGAGAGCACGATGAACGACGGCGCCATGACGGCTCGAGAGGCTGGCGAAATCCTGAGCGAACTCAGGATGATCAGAGAGAGGCTCGACAAAATGGACGAGCGGCTCGATGCCGGAGACAAGCGGTTTCGGGAAATGGACCGGCAGGAAGCCGCTGATGGGGTCGTGAAAGCGATAGCCTTGAAAGTCGGCGGATGGGTGATTTTCATCGTCGGTTCGGTTGGCCTCGCCATCCTCTCTCATGTCCCGTTCATCGCCGAATGGCTGTTGCCGCCGAAGGGACATTGAGATGAGCGACATCGCCAATCTGCCGCCGGCCGCCGCCGAGATGCTGCGCGCCGCCCACGCCGAGGCGCTTGCCGCCGGGTTCGAAGATCCGATCTGGGGCGCCGCCGTCATCCTGGCGCGGGCGCTCGCCGGCCTCGAGGATGCGGTCTCGACGAAGCTGCGGAGGATCGCCGTCAGTGGCTGA